TCTCCCGATAATGACTAAACCAATAATGAAAAACAGAATATATTCCAAGATATTGAAACCGAACTTAAACACGACCGAAAGAACCCAATAAATGAAGATCGTCAAGATAATGAATTCGATCATTTCAACATCCTTTTCAGCGCGATTGTTCGCGGATCATTCAAATCAATATCCGCCGTGAACCAATCAAGCAATTCGTCCTTCGCCTTTGAAGGTTTCGCTTGATTTACTCTCTCAAAAAACAGATCTTGACTAAACGGATCGAACTGATTCCAAAAATACCATATATTGTCCGGATGTTCGAGAAGAGATTCCCGACTATTACTCGCGATCTTCTCTTCCGGATGATCCCAACGATCGCGGATCACTCCGATCGAGATATCTCTCGCTAATTTTAACGCTCCTTTTGTCATCACATCACTCCACGGAATCCGCCGGATTCCTCGATCCCAAACTTCTTATATATATGCTCCATAATCGGATTGAGAGGCGTCGTCCCCTTCATCTTTTTATCCGGATATTTTTCCATCATTAATTGAAGCATTTTTTGAACTTCTCCGGATCCTTTATTCGTCGATTCGACATCGTAAAGAGTGAGATGTTTGTTCCCTTCAAAGAAGTGAGCGATCACGCCTTTGTATTTGACCTCCAAGAGATCCATATTTTTATAATAAACTTTTTCAATTTCCATTTTTTCTCCCTCGATCCCCGTGATCAATATTATCTTTTAATCTTAAAACGATTTCGTATGCTTCCCTCGCCTCATCTATCGTCCGGATCGTTTCATTGTGAAATGTTCGTCCGATCCTGTGACTGATAAATGCGTATGCTTGACCCCGCTTGATTTTCTTTTCTTTCCATAACGGATCAAGAATTTCGTGAATCGCCATCCTCGCTCTCCGTAGTTCCGGAGTGGGTATCAGCGTAGGATATTTTTCTCCATCGAACGCTTTATAATTCCCGCAAGTATCACATTTTAGAAACTTCTTTTCGTAAAGATCTTCTCTGTGCGGATAAATCTCTTCTCCCGTTGTTTCGCTAGGTCTCACGAATTTTTCGCAACCCGCACAATATATCTTCTTCATCCCTGCTCCTTTAATACTGCCTCAAATATTTAGCGTCCCCCGTGAGATAATACCCTTCGCAACGATCCGACCATAGTTCATTTCCGGAAACCTTCGCGGATTCGCAAAGCATAACCGATTGATTATCGATCTTCTGATCCAACGCGATCGCAATTCTTCCGATGAAGAATATCCCGATCATCAACGCGATGACAACCAACGCCATCATCCCCGCGACATTTTTCGCACTCGCGATCATCATCTCTTCCGGTGTTCTCGTTTCAATTTTACACAATCTTGACATTTTGTCTCCTTTATCTCATTAACTTTGAGAAACTTATATTTTGATATTTCTTTCCGTGTTTCTTCGCGTTTATTCGACCTCTTCGATCCATCTCCGCGATGACCGGAATCGCCATAAATCTCGCGTTTTCATAAGAGACCTCGCCTCTTATCAGATAACCCTTGATCTTCTCGACCCGTTCTCTTAATTCCCATCCCTCCATTTCTTTAAAATTACACATAATCTCCCTTTCATACGACATCATTTGATATTATTGTATTCCACTTGAAAAACCTTGTCAAGCGATATCAAAAAAACCGGCTTTTAAACCGGAAAGATTGGTCGGGGAGACCGGAGTTCCTTGACGGGTTCTTCCGCCTTGAACTATTTATCCGATCTCCCCGAAATCACTTCTTGACCGCCTCGCGATCCATCTGTTCGAGAAGTTCGAATGTTTTGAGGGCTTTACACCCCTCCGATTCGTCCTCCTTCGAACATCGCTTGAAACGATCCGGACGGATCGAACGACACACGACGCACATTCGAGACATCTGACCTCTGATCATTTCACACCCCCAACGCGAGACAACAGATCGCCACGAAGCCACATCCCTCGCAAGAAGGTTTGTGATGTTTACACCACTCCGCCTTCTTATTATAGGATTGATGACACTCGTCGCAGATCCACCGAATATCATCCTTCTTCTTCCGAGAATGACGATATTTCGATCGAGGGTGCCAAAAATGATGACGAGTGAGGAAAGATTCTTCCTCGCAAAGGAGACAAACCCCCCGCCTCAATCGAAACACCCCCTTTGAAAAGAACTTGGCTACATACCACGCCGGAGAGCGAAAACGCCCTCCCGTGTGCTATTTAACTAATTTTCGGTAGATCCCGACGATGACATCGTAAAGTCCGTGAGACGCGATAGCGAACGCCGTTGTGACTTCGATCATCGTTGCTACTGACGCGTTGGTATAAATACCGATCGCGATCACTAGAACGGATGAAACGAGCCAAGCGGTGACTTTCGGACGATCAGAGAACCAATCAACCGGAATCGCTGTGAGGACTTTCGTGATTGTCATAACAATCCCCGCACCCACGACAATAGTCCCAAGAGTGAGAAGATTTAACAATGCTGTGATATCCATTTTTACCCCTTCCTTTTAAAGACATTAATAAAATTACCAATAACTTTTAGAAGTTCCCATATCCCCATCAAGAAACCTTTCAAAACATCCTGTGAGACCTCATCAGACGGCGCAGAATCAACTTTCGGCTCTTCTTTGGGTGGAACTACTACAACGGGCGGAATTACATCAACCGGAGGTTCTGTGGGAGGTTTTGGAGTGGTATCACCTTTGAAAGGCGGAACCACGACCGGAGGTTTCTTTTCCTTTGTGATAATAATGACACCCGCCGGATTCTTGATCGTTCCCGCTTCCATTGTATCGAGTTTCTTTTGAGCGTTATCTTGTGTCGTGAACGCTCCGACCTGTTCGCCATTAAAAGCATAAACTTTGAAGAATTGAGGTTTAGGCGGATCTTGAACAACCGGAGGATTCGGCGCGACAACAACCGCTCCCATCGTTCCGACCGCTCGATATTTCTGAACCAAACCGATGAGATTCCGTCCGGGACACGCACTCGCTCCGACTTCACGATGACCAAATACGGTATTTTTATCAGCCGGAAACTCCGGATGTCTTGTGCAAAGTTCATCCAAAAGATCAGACAACGCTTGAATTTGCTGTGCCGTAGGTTGCTGTTCTTCGAAATTACCATCTAAACAGATCGCAATCGAGGCGCGATTAATCGGATAATTCCCACAATGCCACAAGGTATCAGCAAGATTTCGGCATTGATAAACATCTCCCATATTCGAGATCTTATAATGATATTGAAGCCCGTCCTCGCCTCTTCCAATATGAAAATTCGCCTGTGAACGATATCGAGTGAGATCGTCATACGCCTCTGGACGCCATTCAGCGTCGTGATGAACAATAATATGAGTGATTGACCCGATTGAATGAGCCGAATCCTGTGTTCCCTTCCGAGGGAGTTGAGAGATAATGTTTTGGATATTCATTACGCTTCCTTTCGATTATTATTTGCTAACGCATTCCATAATCTTATCGTAGCGATTCATCGCGTTTTTGTCCAATGTTTCGATACTAGAAATCAACTTCGGAAGCGTTTCTGTAAAGGTCTTGATCGTAGCGGCGAATTGAGGATCTCTCAACGCCAAAGTATTTCTCAAATCTGTATTTTCTCTTGAAAGTGCTTCGACTTTACCCGATAATTTCGCGATCTCTTTATCTTTATTGACATTCTCCGAATCGAGACGCTCGATCTTTTCTTTCATAATACCGAGTTCGGATGAGAGGGTTTGCATAGTATCTGAATCTGCTTTACTCTTCCCCGATCTCATTTGAGCATAAGCATAGGAGATTGCGAAGATAATAGCAGACGCGGATATCACGGTTGTGAGTATTTGTCCTAATGGCGATGGTAAATTCTCAAACATTTTCCCTCCGAATTACATTTTAAAGATATCTCAATCTTATGCTTTTTCGCCCTCTGCGTCAATCTTTTCCTTACAAAAACCGCATAAATGACAGATCTGACCACCGCCGGGGACATCGCTCCCGCACGAATTACATTGACGGCACATCTTACAAATAACCACCTTCTCATCGTGAGGCATTCCGCACCATTTACATCGATAAATCATATTTGATCCTCCGTTGTATATAAAATCTCAATCTTCATCATATCGATCCTTCTCGTCTCAACAGTTCCTCCCGAAGAATACGGATAATAGTCACTTAAAATAAACATAAAATCGATCCACGGCTTTTTTATTCCAAGACGCTTGATCGCCGGAGTAAGATCGACGGTTATATATGTTCCACTCCAATCGAGAGGCATCCAATCCGCCGGATCATCCGGACGAATCGTCTCCGTGATCGTGAAATCATCCGCGTCTTTTACAATAATATGATCCAACCCTCGATACGCCTCCGGAACCGCGTCCGCAAACCAAACTCTCATCGTTGAAACCTCAAAACGAACAATTTCTTGAATATTATCCGGAAGAACCGGAATCACGCAAAAATCCCACAAACCATCAATCGAAAACATATTCGTCCCCGCCTTGCTAGTAGTGAGCGTGATTAATTTATAATTGAGAGGTTTCTTCCTCGTTTTAGTAGATTCTTTGATCATAATCCCACCTCATAATCGATCTTCGTCAATCTGTTATTTCTGACAACAGGCGGATCCGGATAAATCCAATATCCCGCGACCATCCAAGAAATAGTGACAACGATTTTCTTCGTCCACGCCGGATCCATAGGTTGAACAACGAACTTCGTGATATCAATATCATCGATCGAAGTCCAAGGTCCCCCCATACTCGCCGTTTGTGAGAGAATCTCCGCGTCCGAGATCGTCCCATCGCCATCGATCCCCAAATAAAGAGGTTGAGGATCTCCGATAGGATACCAAAGAATCCCATCCGTGAACGCACTCGCCCAAACTTGAAGATCTGAATGTGCCTTCGCCAATTTCGTGAGAACATTAAAGATATCCTCATCATAATCAAACGAGATCCTCGTATATGCGGGTTGAAAAACAGAAACACCTCCGCCTTTTCCGCCTCCATACCAAGCGAAATTAAAGTCCAAAGCACGATTCGCAGTTCCCGCCTCCTGTTTCATCCCACGATCAACGGGTTTCCCCTTTTTTAACTTTGTGCCTTCTTTAAGCATATCCCTCTCCCAATCCGAGAGTTCCATAAACTTTTAAACGATCGATATTGAAACTCGCGTCAACCGGATCACGATCAAACATAAACATCAACGGAAAATATCCATCATCGAATCCGATGATTTTATTGACATCAACCCCGCGAAGAAGAAGAGATCCTCCCGCCGGAATTTCCCAATAATCCGTTCCATCTCCTTTTAATATCTTCGTATCTCTGATTGATTCCTCCGACCCGTAAAAGTTTTGAATCCCGATGTTCTGCGTTTCCGTGTGGATCATCGTGATCGGATCTCTTGAAATCCTTAAACAAAGAGGCGTCGCCTCCGTCGTTGTGATTTTTAAATCCAAGAAAAGATTCTCGAAATACGACGCGATCTCCGAATACCCGAATCGAACTTCATTCGAAGCGGAGGGCGTATTCGCAAAAGTCCCTAAATACCCAAGAGAATATGCGACACTCGCGTCGCTCTCCGACTCTTTACTTCGGTCATATCCGAGAATAGGGCAAATAATCGGAACGCTCTTGACCGACTTTTGGCTGTTCCGTGAGATTTCAGCCATATCTCCTCCTTATTATCTAAAGCATATAAATACTAATTTAATCGTCCCCGCCGTAGGAGAACCGACCTTCGTCCAAGTAAGAGTGAACCCGTCCGCGTCATAGGACGCCACAACCGCACCTTGCGCCCAAGACGATTGATTCGAGTAAAGAGCGATATTCCCGCCTTGATTTGTGACATTTGCGGCACTTCGATAAACGCAAGTTGCCGCTTTAGTAGAATCCGCATATCCTTCGCTTCCATATAGAGAAGCGTCAACATTTGCCAAACAAAGAATGCTCGTAGGTCTGAAACCGACGCCTGTATATGCAACAGAAGCCGTCGCTCCCGCTCCGTCTCTTGTCGCCGTGATTACCTTGCTATTCAACCTCGCCGTCGGTGCGAGTTTAGCGTCTGTAACATTCGCGTCGAGAATATGCCTCGTAAGAATCACATTATCCGAGATCCCCGTTCCGTCTCTCATCGAATCAATATTCGCGATCATCTGATCGAGTTTCGCCTCTGTGATGATATCTCCAACTGTCCAAGTGACTACTGCGTATGCCATTTAAACCACCTCTCCCGCTTCTTTAAAGTAAAATTTACTATCCGGAAGATTCCAATCTCGACCGATCGAATTTTCTTTTTCCTGTTTTTTATCGGCTTCCTCGAAAGATCCTTTTCGTCCCTTCTTACTGAAATCTCTCGTATCATTCCCACAAGCACATTCAAACGCGAGAACCCCGCCCTCCGCCTTCGAAGGCGCAAGACAACCTCTCACATAAACGCCGTTCTCTTTGATCGCCGAATCATAATGAAAATTGATCAGATCGATCTCCGGATGATCGGAATCACTCCACGCCGTCGCCAATCTTTCATCACAATTTGAACAATAAAATCCGTATTTCTTCATCGACGGATCGATCGCCGGACATTCTCCGTCTCCCATCGCAACAAACTTTTCACATTTATTACACTTTGAGATTCCGGGTCTGCTCATCTTATTATCAAAATATTTACACCCGAACGAACATAAAAGAGGTTGACACGGAACCGGAGGATTCAAAAGATGATCAACTTTTTTTAATTGATCTTTCAATGTTTGGATTTCTTCTTCCATCTGTGCTTTATTCACATTTCCCTCCGTTATGGCGCAACGACATCATCTCCGCCAACTGTCGCCGTTCCGACGACCGCATAAGATTGAATCGTTTCTTCCTTTAATAATAGCTTAAAAGTAGCGGTATTGGCAAGTTTTTCCATCTTCACAATACTCATCGAATATGTCTCCGCCGTGATATCGTCCTCAACTGTGACCAAATCCCCGACTTGTAGATACGGAATTTCCTTCGCCTCGACATCATAACTTTTATTCGGATCCTTGAATGAGAAGATTAATGAATCAGCCATCGTCCTCGCATAATCCGGAGATTGAATATAGTCGTTTCGAATTTCGTGAATCTGATATCCATAATCATCGATTGAAGTTTGAGCGTCCGCGTCCTCTGTCTCATAAACAATTTCCCTTGAAATCTTCGCCGGAGTTCCCCACAAAACCAACTCCGTGAGATAAACCTGTTGCGTATAGGCGTTCGCGAGAATAATGTGAGCAACATTTCCTCCTAAAACCTCAAAGGTTGTGACTGTGACGCTACTCGTTCGATCTGTTCCCGTTGAATCTTCAAAATCGTTCGCCTTAAAATATGATCCATCCGTCGCCACTCCATCGGGTTCGTAGATCGTAGGACACGGAAGATCTCCGAAATCGTCTTGAATCGTCGCGAATAACTCAATCGATCCACTCGCCGGAATAGAATCCGCCGAATCTTTTTGCCATATTCTTTGATTCACTTGAACTTCACGCGGATTCGCGATCACTCGAACTTTATTGATGACAGAAACGGGTTCGAGATTCGCCTTGACGATCGCGTTGTCATAAGTGAAAGTATATCGGCTTGTCGCATTTTGAGAGAGATGGTATCGATTCTCAAATCTGATAATCCCTTCTTCGTCAACATACAAAATCCCATTTTCCGCTTCGCATATATTTCGGATCACATCCAACGCTTTATCGCTTTTCTTGATCTGAACGAACGGAATATAATTCGCCGAATCCTCTAGTATAAATTGATTCGCCGAAAGACCGCATTCCAAGAGAACCGCCGAAATAACCTCATCTCCCCACTTATTGACGAGAAGAGATCCCGCCAACTCAAACCCTTCAATATAATCCAAAATATCCAACGCCGTGATCGTCGTCGTCATCTCATCAAGATCGTGTTTAGGGGGATCCGTTCTTCCCACAAATTGAGGGATTACTTTGTCGTTGAATCCGGAAAATATTTTGATGAATCTTCGGGGTTTTAGGTCAAGAAATCTCTTCGTGATATTATTTAAAACGACCGACGCCCTTGACTTAACCACTCCGACCAACGGAAAACCGGATTCTCTCGAATACTCGAATGAATTCACATAATCGCTTTCATCTGTATATAAATATTTATCCCATTCCGTTATCGCGTCATAATTCCCCTTAACGATCGCATTACTTCCGACCTGTGATGTTCCGACAATCGCAAAAATAGCACTCGAATTATAAGTATTATCCCACGCGATCATTACCTTGTGAGAAACTTGAACGCTCGGACTTTCGACCGCGTTTTGAAATTCTGTTGTGACTGTCTGCATTAATTACCTCTTTACGACTTCTTCAATAATAACGCTTGATGAAGTGATCGTTCCGCCTTGACTGTTATCATCGCCCAACGCGACCAAAACTTGAATCCCGTTCGCCGTCGCCCATCTATCAGTATAATTAAAAGTGAGAGTTCTCCCCGCATTGAGAGCAGAAACCAAAAACGCGTCGATCTCATCATACTTCGTCCGATCCATATTCTTGAAATTCAACTCATAGATATATTTTCGATAATTAATCCGCTCAAACGCCGTTCCGTTTTTAGTTCTCGCCGATACTTTATCCCAAAGATTCCTTCGAACAACTCCTACATCCGGATGTTCAAGAGTGAGGACATTACTTGCCGAATCTGTGATTGTAGGTTTCGCCATATTACACCTTCTTCGTTATTAAACTCAAACCCTTTGCGTTGAATACTCGCTCCGCCTTCTTGACCATTCCTTCCGCGAAATTATCATAGGCAAGTTCTGATCCGACGAAAACTCCTTTATTCGACGCGTCGATAAATAACTGAACGGGTTGAGAATTGACCATATCGCCGGAAACCGACACATTTGGAAGATTATTCGCTTGTTTTCTCAACTCATCGACCGATCCGTTGAGGTTTTTCCCTGTGACCTCCGCTTGATCCTCAATAGCAAATAACGCCTTTTCAATATAAGACGGAGAATGAATCCCAAGACCATTCTTGAACGAATTCCAAAGACCGGACGCGAAATCTCCCGCACTCTTTGCCGCTTTTGGTATCAGATTCTTGATTGAATCAACCGCACTATTGAAAGCGTTAGTGACCGCATTCGGGATTCCGTTGATAAAATCCATAATCCCGTTCCAAATCCCTTTACCAAAGTCAACCGCACTATTATATGCGCTCTTCCCCGCATTTGAGACCCTCTCCGGCACTTTTAGAAGCCAGTTGTATATCTGAACCGGAAGATCCGTAAAGAACCATATAACGCCGTTTATACCCGCCAAAACGAGATCATACATTATCCTCATTGAACGACCGATCCAAAAAGCGATAGTATTCGGAAGATTCGTGAGAAATTCCGCAATCTTTCCGGGGAGATCTAAAAACCATTGATGAATCGCTTTCACGCCATCGATGACACCTTTAACGAAATTACTGATCCCTGTGATAAGCCAAGTGATCGCATTAAAAAGAAATGTAACCGCTTTATAAATCGCTATGATCGAAACATATAAAGCAACTCCTAAAATAACCGCCAAAACCTTTAAAATAGGAATTAATATCGGTCCGAGAACTTGCCACATTCTAACAAAAGCAGGAAATAATTCCTCGATAATAACTTTCCATATATTTTTAATCGCCGGAAGAATATAAGTTTGAAAAATATTCCACATCTCTCGGAGAACGGGCATTAATGAATTTTGAACCCACGGAACGATCTCGCTCTTCGTGAATTCCGCCACCGCTTTGACCACATCCCCGATCGTTTTAATTATATTCCCAAAAAAAGATTCGATTTCCGCCCGATGATCTGATAACCAAGTATAAAGGAAAGTTGCTCCCTCTTTTAGATAGAAAAACATCCCGCCCTTTTTAACTTCTCCGTCATCTCCGATCCCGACAATTGTTCTCGCGAGAGATCCGATCGTATCTTTAAGATTCGAGACAACTCCATCAAAAGTGAGAGATTGATTCTTCATCGCATTGAAAAACATTCCGCCCGATGATGTCATCTCCCCCATCGTATCTTCAACATCCTTTAATCCGACCTTACCCGTCGAGACCATCTCGAAAATGTTCGCCTCTGTCGTCTTAAAGTGTTTCGCAAGTGATGAGATGATAGGCACACCGGCGTCCATCGCTATATTCAACGCTTCAAGATCCGCTCGTCCCTTCGCCTTAACTTTACCCAACATCCCGACGAGAGATTCCATCTTATCTTTATTACCCAACGCAATATCGCCCAAGATCTTGAACTTCGGAATAACCTCGTCTTGTGCGTAGCCAAAAGCCAATAATCTTTGAGATCCTTTAACAACATCCGGAAGTTCGAACGGCGTTTCCTTCGCAAATTTAGCGATATCCGTCATCAACGACTTCGCCTTTTCAGCAGATCCGAGCATAGTTTCAAATCCAACTCTTGATTGTTCAAAATCCGAAGCACTTTTAACCGCGAAAACACTTCCCGCGACCGAGGCGGCTGAAACCGCCAAAATACTTTTTTTCGTAAAATCAAGAATATCGGAACCAATGCCCGATAATTTACTCCCGACATTTCCGAGAGCTGATGTCTCGTTCTTGACGGTTTTCATTCCACTTTTAAAATCTGTGATATCCGCCTTGATCGAAGCGACTATTGAACCAACTTCCATTTTATCTCCTTTACGATTGCGCTTCTTCCATCGTTCGCTTTAATCGTATAAATCCCGCTTCATCCAATTCTGTGACTTGCCAATAAGGTTTTGAACCCACGATTCGACCCTTGATTTTTTCGAATAATTGACCAATAACATTTTCGGATTTCTTCGGATCAATCATCCAAACCGGCTTCGGATCCGCAATTATAGTGAGAAGTGAGAGTTCTTCCTCTGATCTCAACGGCTCTATACTTTCGAGATACGCCTCCAAGAGAGGAAGGGACATCCCTTCCATCTCTTCGTGGCTAAAATGGTAGAACCTCGCTAACCTTGCGAAGGGTTCAATAATTTTTTTTTATCAAGATTCTCGTCTTGATCTGTGACGAATTGGAGAAAAGATCGAAGTTGTCCGGGCGTGAAGTTCGCGAATATTTCTTTCGGAATCTCCGGAATCATACCGCAAACAGTTTTCGCGACTACTTCCAAGATCTTGTCAAGGTCATCGTCTTTGATCCCTTTAATCTCTTTTTCCATTTTAGAGATCTTCTTCAATTCCGTCATTTTCGGAACTTTGAATCGAATTTTATTTCCTTCGAACTCAAATTCTTTGAAAGAGAGATCATCTAGGTTTAAGAAATTACTCATTTACGCTCCTTCCCAACGATTATATCGTTGAATCGCCAATCGTAGCGAGGTAGTTTTTATTCGCTTTACTCTCATCAATGAATGCTTGATACTGTGCTTCCATAATTGTTTCGGAATCATTGAATCCAAGTTTGATCTCGCCGATCTGAACTGCTTTCCAAACGATAACATCGAAGGAAATATCACTCGCTTCGCGAGAAACTGGATGAAGAACGAGACGCTGTGCCTCATTTAACAGAGAATAACCGGCTTGACGACCGATCTTCAACGCTGTCTTTCCACCACTTTCGACAAGATCTCCGGATGGAATAACCTTCTTCAAATTTGCGAGAGTATATTCAGCCAAAGGAACCTTGACTTGAAAATCTTCCGCTTTTAATCGCTTATCAACGATCGATCCCCCGTAAAGATCAACAGAGATCTCCGAGAATTCGGGCTTATAAGTGACCTCGACACCGCCTTTTGTGTGTCCTATGTCTGTTCCATTGATTGAAACACTACATATTCCGAGATTGATTTTTGTTGCGTCTGCCATAATTTCCTCCTGTTTTAGCTTTTATATCGCTAATATTATTCTAGCACCTTGAAACGATAGTTGCAAGATATTTCAAAGTTGCCGTTGAGATCTCGACCAATATCTCCCGGCTCCCCCATCGCCTCGATTAATAAAACAACACTCCCACCGGAAAGCGTGATATTTTGCTTTCGATGAAGAATATTTCGAACCAATTCCGCCTTCGTTTTAGCGGTCTCATAATCACTCGCTCTTGATATACATTGAATCGTCGGATCCATAACCGGAAGAAAATTATCGGGTGGAAATCCGCCCGTATCGATCAAAACGAGACAATTTATCGTATCGGCGGGTTGTTCCATCAAAAAGATCGTCTCCGCCTTGACTTCTGACGAATTCGCGATAATATAATCTTCAACTTCTTCAATAAACTTCATTTCGTCGCCTTCCTAACGCTTCCCTCAATTTTATCTTTATATACTTTTGACCTTCTCTTCAACGGATCCTCTAAATATTTACCTTTTCGGCTTTTCTTAAATTTATACTCCGGATGTTCGTGAAGTCGTGCCGCATAAGGCGTGTTATATGAAACTTCAACCTTCATCTCGTTCCCCTTGATTCCAACCTCGCTTGATCGTCCGGATCCGGACAATGTGCCTTTTTCAAACGGAACTTCCTTCGATGATTCGGATAACAGATCATCCCCGCAATCATCCAACGCACCCTTCACGCCCTTGATGACGACTTGTTCCGCTTTACTGAAATTCGCGAGAACTTCATCAATACCTTTAAATGAACTATCCATAAATCAACAACGCCTCTTTATGCGAGACCTCATTGACTAACGATTTAATCGAGATCTGAACAATAATGAACATCTTCCCGTCTTTTTCCAATTTATCTTCATAATCGAGATCTTCATCCGGATCGAGATAAACGATCGCATTCGCCGTGATCGTATTCCCCGATTGATCCTTGACCAACTTCTTCGTCTCACTCCAACGACAATTCACGACCTTTCCTTCCGTATAAGAAGGACGCCCATAATTACTCAAAACCCCCTTTGAGTAAAGAATCGCCGTATCGTTTAAATAATTCTCGATCATTACCAACTCCCGATTTTACTGATATATCCTCCGAGAAGAACCTTCGCCTCAACCGGAATCAAATTAATATCAACCGATTTGTCATAAGTTTCGGAGAGATCTCCAACCGAGAATGACGAAACGCCTTCCGCTTGAAGTTGTAGGCGTGAACTCGTATTCTTACCCTCTAAAATCCATTTAGCAATCTCACATTGAGCGTGTTTAACCTTCAAAGGCACTTGATCGATAATTCTGAATGAAGTTGTATCATCACACGCGACCGAGAAATTTGTGAGAAAATTGATCCGTCCAGTAGATCGAACAAATCCCGAAATCTGACGCTTTTCCCACTTATTCGTTCCCGATAGAACCTCGATCCCGCCATATTTGAATATATCGTCCGGAAACTCAATCCGATTCGCGAGAGAAGAACATATAATATGATCAACACCGCCCGAACTCGCCGTTCCACTCGCAATATCAGATTCCGATCTCGGAAATTTGAGAACTTGAAGATCATCAAACTTCTCCCCGTGAAATCTGAATCGATCAATGATCCTCATCGCCATTTTGAGAACTGACTTTTTATCCGTATCTGTCGCACCGCTCCAAACAGTATCTCCATAATAGAAATCAGAAAAATATTCGTTCGCCTCCGCGAGAGAGACATAACTATTCGCGTTTCGATCGGTAGGTATCGTGTTTAACTCAATCATACTTCCTCCAACGCTTCGATTAATTTCCTCACGGATTCTCTTATATTATATTTTAGCGCATATTCGGAAATCTTTCCACTTTTTTCACGCCATTCTTTCGCGTTCTCATACGCTAATCTCATCTTTTTTCGGAGATCCGGAATATCACATTTAACAAAATTACCGACATCCTCTCGGATATGATCGTATTTCGCCGGAATCAATTCCCAATCAACGCCGATCATAAACTCCGGATTGAAATATTCGGATATTCCGTGAGCATTCGGCACGATCGCAGGGATTCCCGTCGCCATCGCCTCCAAAGGCGTGATCCCGAAACCCTCTCCCCTCGACGGAAAGACAAAACAATCCGCCCGTCCGAGAAGTTTCATCAATTCCTCTTGACTTATCGCCTCATTTATTACTTCGATGTTTTTATATTCATCTAAACAGACGAGATTCTTCCCATAACTCGACGCGACTGTCTTAAATATCATTTTAACCGGCTCGGATTCATCAAATTCCTCTGTGAACGCCGTAAACAGTTCTCTCCACCCTTTTCGTATCGTGAACGCCTCATAATTCAAGAAAGTAAAAATCTCTCGCTGTGGGCGTTCTAAATGGGTAAAAATTTCATCGTTGAATCCCAAATTGATCACTTTCGCGTCAATACCGGACTTTTTGAAGATCTCCGCTCCCCATTTCGTCGGAACGATAACGAGATCATATTGTTTGAGAATCGGAATCCACGAATCCGGAATATGATCCGTCTCGAACATCGTGAAACAAACCCGCTTTTTATTATGACACCATTTGAGATTCGTCGGATATGAATAAACCAAAGAGATATCGCTTTTCTTCTCCTTAAAATCAAATTTATCGACGATCTCAACGCCAAATTCTTTGAAGTATTTGAGAAAAAGATTCTTCGATACCCCGTATCCGTTATTTTCATCCCGAACGGAAATAAATTCTATTTTCATAACGCTCCCTTCTGATAGCGGGAGAGGTTGAAGCGTAGAACCCCTCCCAATATCAGAAGGGGAGATTTCTCTCCCCTTCGTTATACCCTCAATCTAGGTAAGAACTTCAACCGCTAGTTCTGGACGAACGGTTTTAACACCGAACAGAACATCGATAGTCGTGAAGTATCCGCCGTCTTTGTGCTGATAAGAGGTCATAACTCTCAAACCAATCCCGTCGGCATTTACAACTTGACCAACTGTTCCCGTGCCAGGATTCGGAACCCTCAACGGACGAGTGACAAGAGCGAATGCGCCCTTTTGGAAAGCGATGTTATGAGTAGAGATAGGAGAACCTTCGCCTATCTCTTTAACACCTTGACATTCAAACTGATCGAAACCATATTTGCGTCCAAGTGAACCCTCAACAAGAGCTTCGCCATTTCCGGCAACCCATTGACTATTTGTGAACTTCTCAACCTTCAACAGAGCGGCGGCGTCTTTAGCAGACCAAACCACATATCTGTTTGCGCTAGGAGCTTTGGCGTCCGTAAGAACCTTACGAGCGTCAACTAGGATATCAGCCGTAGCGTCAACCCCTGCAGATCCAACATCGCCAGTTGCTTCGCTATAAAGAGCCAACAGTTGCCCGTCAATCTCTTCTGCGATAACTGAAACACCCTCATTCATCAAGTCCTCTTGATATTGAGGTTTAGCCAAGAAAGCCGCGATATCTTCGATCAAGAAGCCGACATATTTGTGCTGATTCAACACAACATCAACCTTCGCGTCATTCAATTCCTGTGCTTCATACTGACTTCCGCCGGATTTTGTCTTAACTGTAAGACCGGTCATTTTAGTGATTCTGACAGTATCGCCATAAGACGCTACTTCATTATCCCAATCTCTTCGAACGAGACGAGCCATCACTGTGTTGTTTTTTAGGTATTTTAGGGTCAATCCCGCTACAACTACCGGAATACCATCAGCGACATCGGTTTGCTGAATACCTGTGAGAATTTGTTCGTTTGCCATCTTTCCCTCTTTTTCCCGCTTCTATTTATTATTTACTAACTCTTCCTTCCGCGAATGCTAGGGCTATATCCGAGGCGTTCTTCGCGAACACATCTTGATCCTGTGTCTCCGCAAAAGTATATATTCGTTTCCCGTCTGCGGTCTTTCCACCTGTCCCCGCCGGAGCGGAACCCCCTCCGAGAGTTTTGTCCGTTTTACCGAATAGGTAGGGTTTATTTTCCTTCAACTTCGTGATGACATCTTCGATTCCTCGAACGCCATCGTCATCGACTTCAACTTTTGAAAGATCTGCGAGTTTGAATGCGTCCTCAACATTTACGACGCCTTCTTTAATCGCCAATTCCGTGAATGCGCTTCGTTTAGCAGATAATTGAACCTTCCCGCTCATTTCCGCTAATTCCTTCTCCCGCTTTTCAGCCAATTCCTTATATTCATTATTGGCTTTCAATTTCTCCTCATCGTCCTTCTTCTGTTTCTCCTTCAGCTCTTTTAACTGCCGACGGGTTTCCGCGAATTCCGAGTATGGAACGGTTTCGGGTTTTTTAGGTTCTGCCGGATCAACCGGATCTTTTGGGTCTTTCGGATCCACCGGATCTTTTGGATCAACGGGATCTTTCGGATCCACGGGGTCTTTTGGGTCAATAGGGTCTGCCATAACGCCTCCTTGTTTAGTTATAAGTGACTATCTAACGATCTTGATTATCAGCCAAGACCTAACGCTGTTTTTATTATGCGACCATTTGATATTATTTGCAATACTTTTTACTTTGCGAAACCCGAACTCTTCAAATATGATTCCGGAATCTCTTTCGATCTGACCGAATACTTCTTCGTTTGTGACGATTTATCATCAAATTCCGGATGATAAGCAACTGTTCGATGACGACAATTCGGTCCGAAAATATGACGAGACATTCCCTTGATCTGATCGAAGGTCGGATATCCCGCCGTCGCTCCCGTCATTGAATAAACCTTTCCCTCGACGATTCGACAACTCTCGCAAGAAGAGAGATGAGCGGAGATCTGAACGAGATCGTGTCCTCTCTCCAATAACGCGTATTGACCCGCTAAACGCTCAACCTCATTCATCTTCGTCCGAACAAGCATTTCCGCGTAAGTATCAAGTTGCCATCTCTTCCCGCCCTTATCAATGAGAGACGAAACGCCTTGATTCTTTAAAATCTCATTTAATCCATCAACGACCTTCTTTCGTGAAGATCCGGACAACACACCGCTTTGAATCCGATCGACTAACTCTTGACGCTCGACCAAAGAAAAAGTGTTCGTGATATCTTTTCGAACTGTGAGAAGTGAATTCCCGAACGAAGTATAAAGATCATCGCTCATCGCCTTGATTGCCTTTAACTGAACCGGAGATAATTGAACGCCCATCGGTTGAATCCCGAATTTAACCATATCGCTATTCATCGCCGAAACGCCTCTTCGAAACATCTTCGGCATATTGACCTCGATCCACGAACTCGTTTTCTTATCCAACCCGTCGAGAATCCCGAACGCCGTCGCCTTTAATATATTCTTCTCTGCCTGTGTTTTCCCATAAAGATTTTGAACTTGAAGGATTTTCAATAATGAAATATACGCCGATCCATAAATCGCGATCAACCTCGCTATATCCGGATTCTCGTCTTGTGAGGGATCATCTGAAAAAGCCATTTCCCCTCCTATTTCGTCATTTTACCTTTATTCATCGGATCATTTGGATCCATTTTCTTTTTCATCTTCGAATCTTCCGGATTATTGACGATATCCATATTCGGTTCATTCTTCCCGATCTCCGGTGTCAACTTCGCCTCTTCTTCGTCGATTTTCTTTAACTCTGATTCGACATCCTCATCCGATCCGCCATCCAACCTTCTGATTGAAGATTCTTTCGAGGTATTTCCCGCTCTCAATCTGATTTCCTCAATTTGAGCCATTTCCATCGTATCGGCAGGGATTCCATCATTCCACATAATATCCGGAAGAATAGGTTTCGCCACGCCTTCCAACTTTTGAGCCGTGATGATCGCCCAATTCAACGCCTCATCATAATAATTTCGCTTTCGAGAGATCTTCGCAAGAGTTCGAAGCAATCTAAACTTCAACGCTCGACCACTTTCCGCTTGACCGCCCGAATCCATCCCAAAAACAGAAGGAGAGGTCTCGGAGAATAAGAATATGAACTCGACTAATTTATCGATATGCTTGAATGCCGCTTCGAGAGACGCGTCCCAAGTGATATATTCGGGTTTAACCAACCCCTTCGTATCTGACGCCGAAACCTCAAATAATTCGAATGATCCCGTCTTTACTTTACCATCCTCATTGAGAACTCCGGGCGGAACCGCCAATTTCGGATCTGAATGACGATTGAATATATCCGCCGATCGCGTGATTCTGTTATTAATCTCATCAAATAAAGACAAAAGGTCGTTATAATCGGAGATCCCGAAGATCATCGTCGATGTTTTGAAATTCGGGATGATCTTAACCAAGAAATCATCGATATTTGTGACTTCTTCATCCTTTAAATCATCATATAAAACAGATAAATCCACTTGTGACTTTAAAATATCGCCTTCTTTTAACCATAACTCATTTCGGATCTTCCCTTTTTCGTGAATTTCCTTTCGGAGATATGTCTTTCCGTCCGCGATCTTCTCCCAACATAATTGAATCTCTTTCGTATCTTTGACATTATCCGGATCCGTGATCACTTTAACGAGTTGAGGAGAACAATATTCGAATATCGCCTTCCCGTCTGCGTCTCTTCTCAACTTCGCGACAGAATCGCCAAAATAAGAATTTGATAACGCCGATTCATAACTTTGAGTATTGATTTTATTACGAAGAACGAAATCTTGAACTTTATCAACGATTTTTTTATCATCCGTCTTTTTGAACTTAAAATCGACAGGTTCCCCAAAAAGAAGGTCAGCGCTAACCTTTGATATAAGTGCGCCGAAATTACAAACGATATATATGAGAACCTTTTTCTTTTTAAGCATTTCAGCCGAGAATCGAGCAAAAGGGATCGTGTGATTCCCCATAAAGATATCCTCATAAACAGCATATTTTTGAAATCGAGTTCTATCCGCTTCTGTTTGTGGAAATGTTTCCATAACTCCTCCTTTTTAAAAACCTTCTGGCTTACTTTCAAATGCGCGTGTTTTTGGCTTTTCTTGAAGTGCCATCCCGATTGACCAAAATGAATCTCCGTGTCCTTCGGGCGATTCCGTCGCCTCCAAATCGTTATCAACCGCGAGGATTTGATTGAATTGGCGGAAATCATCTATTAACTCAATCTCTCGATACTCGACTTCTCCTCTTTCATTTATTTTAGTATTATTCACAAGTTTTTGCAAGGTAGAAGCCATTCCGTTTTTTGTCTTGGTATTGAAAACAACGCCGTGATACTGATGTGACAACTTTCCCTGTTCCTTGAACCCCTCAAATTCTCCTCTTGTATTATCATAATAAAGATGATCGATATTAAAGAATTTGATCGCTTGATCGCAATATTCGACTTGTTTGAAATAATCCCATCCGTCCATAAACTTTTGATGAATCTGTTTCCATCGCTTATCATCTTTATCCCAATAGAAAATGACAAAATGAGACGGATGAACCTTCTTTCCGATATCCAACCCCGCCAACACTTCGGACATTTTCAACCGATTCGCGAGATCTTCCGGAATAAGATCTGATAATGACCAATTTTTGAGATTCGGATTGATCACATTCAACAGATCCTTCTCCTCAAAGAACGAATTCTCTGAATATACCGGCTTACACATATATTCTTGATTGAAGATCTTGACGCCTCTCAACTCTCTCCTTCGGACTAATTCATCGAAATCTCTCCACTCCGGCCATAAAACGATCTTCTTCGCCTCTGATATGATCGCCGGTTGAATCCACACCTTAAATTTCAACTTCATTCTCTTATCAAAGAAAAAGTCCTGCCAAGTTTGAGGCGTTCCAACGATATGACATTCTCCGTCAACGAGAGAAGGCATATCCAACAACTCCGTGAATATAATACGATTGATTTTATTGATGATCGTCGGGTTTAACTTATTCTCCGGATCCTTCAACGGGTCATCGATATAAACTCTTCGGCAGTGAATACCACGCTTGAAAGTCAATAAACCCTGCGGATCGATCGTGATATGAGGAAGCGGATTCCCGTGTTCGTCGAGACCCCACGAATAATCCATAATTCCTTCTGCGAGAGGTTTATGATCTATTAATCCCGCATAAAACGGATTTCTCCGGATCAATTCTTTTACTTTCGCGAGATGATACGAACTCATCTCTTGACGATATGAAAAATAATGATTCTCCGAACCTCTGAATGAATCTCTCAACAGATCCCACATAATCTTCGCGTATAATCCCGTTGATTTAAAATGATCCCTAGCGGAGATCCTTGAAGTATATGGAAAATTCTGATAATAAAAACCGACGGCGTTTAAATAATCGCCACCGATAAACGGCTCATATTTATCGAATGATTGAGAGAAAACTTCACGAATGAAGAAGGCAAAATCAAGCGTCGCCCTCAACATTATCTTCGACATTCTCTCCTCCTCCGTCATAGGAGAATTCTCCGGTTGTGTCTGGACTTCCGCCATTAATAACACCCTCTCTTTTTAGATCTTCGACCATCTTCGCGATTTCGACCGGATTGACTTTGAGCGTGAATCCGCCCGTTCCCTCAATAGGTTGCTTCGCTTTACCAAACTCTCTTTCAAGGATAGAATTCGCGGCTCGAACTCGAACATTTCCGTCTCCGGACGCCAACGATAAGATCAACGCCTGTGAAGCAGATTTAACGCCCTTCTTCAAAATCGACTTCGCTTCCTCGATCATTTCATCATTCAAATTCTTCTCGAAATCTTTGTATTCTGTGACCCAAATCCCACCCTTTTGAAAGTATTCGTATAAAACCCGTAGATTGATATTGAACTCGACCGCTAATTCGGTTATTTTCGCTCCTTCGTATTTCAACATAAATAATCGAAACTTATCTTCACCGCTAATCGTTTTATAGTTTTTCGTTTTCTGCGGTGTTTTTGAGCCATTTTGAGCCGTTTTCCCGCCCGTTTTCTTTTTTTCCGTATCTCCGCTCATCTTGATCCTTTAAATCCCTTTGATGGGGACTGACACTTTAATTTCATACTCTTTTTTCGGGTTTGTCTTTATTATTTTACTTCCCCATTTCCTTTTTAGCAATTTGATGGTGTCTTTCTCCAAATCCATTGTTCGATAATCAACACATCCTCCCGAATTCGATTGATGTTGGACAAAAAACGCGTATTGATTGAAACGAAGAATCTTCCGGTGTCTCCGGAGAGATTCCAACGAATAATCATAATCTTCTTTTAATTTCACTCTCTCATCAAATCTCTGTCCGTCATTAATCATTCCGAAGAAGTTCGCCACTAACACGGATGACAAAGATATGGGCGAATATTCCCGATAAAACTTCTTATCCCTCGAAAGGTTGAATCCCCAAAGGTTCGTTTCGATCTCTTCCGCCATCAGAAACGAATTATCAATGACCTCGTAAAGATGTTCCTTTGTGAGTTCTTCGTATTTATTCTCTTTCCGTGAATTCATTCGATAGAATCCTATTACATCATCATCGCATTGAATCACATACTTTCCGGAATGATCCAATATGAAATTTCGCGTCGCCGTGATCCCCTTGATATCATCCGGAACTTCGAACACTTTATCCCCGTAGAATTTGCGGTATTCGTCCGCCTCGCGTTTCGGACAGAAGATTTTGAAATCATCAAATAACTTCGCCGTCTCAACGGATCCCGCTCTTCCCATCGATGGAATACAAATTTCGAAATTATACGCCTTCATTCTCTCCCTCTAATTTATCGAATATCTCTTCAAACAATTGTGATGGAATCATCGACCTCTCATAATCTGTTTTTAGTCCTTGTGTCCCCGTCCTACTTCCTCTAGGCGCTGAAACGTGGCAAGGGTCGCCATTCTTACACATCGGTCTCGGCGTCCATTGTGAATTTGACCAAATATCCGTTGGCTTCATCCTTGTGTCTCCATATTGACAATATGTAACTGTATTCCGATTGAACTCATTCATTATCGGCAGTTTTCGCAACATTCCTCTAGGATTCTCAATGAAATAAATCAAACTAGGATTCAATTTCTGATAATACTTGATTATTTCAATCGTTTTTGCGACTATTCTCAAACCCAACTCCGCTCTTTCGTGTTTTGGCGTATAATCACGGTTCCAATTTTTCCCAATTGCCGCAACCGAAAAAGCAGTGCAAGGCGGTGACGCCCAAATAACATCCGGAATATATGGTATCTTCTTATAATCAAATTCCATAACATCAACACAATAATCTGAATCATACTCCGAAATATAATCAGAAGTGAAAACTTCGTGTCCGCGTTTCCCCGCGACTTGACTAAATGATTTCGATCCGGAGAATAACTCAAGCGTTCTCATTGATATCCTCCGTCTTGACGCCGATCCGATTCAAATATTCCTTCCCGTCGATCACTCTCCCGACGCCTTTTCTCTCATATCCTTTTCGTGAATCAAGTGATTTTACGGTCTTGATCTGAAAATGTGCCTTCGCGACATTCCAATCGAACTCATCATTGAAATATAATAAAACATAATTATTCTCTTCCATCAACGCCGGAGTGAACTCGATCTCGACGCTCTCTTCTGACGCTGATCCGAGATTCTTGAAGATCTCATCCAACTCTTCCGGATCGAAACCGATTCCCGCCAAGAAGTCACGATCGAATTCTGATAACTTCTCATTGACAAAATGACCCGTATTTTTATTTAAACGGATATTGAACTCTCGCTCATCTTCCATATTCTCAATATTCACATAAACAACCGGAACTTCGTGAATTCCGAGATCTCTCGCGACCTTTAACCTCTGATGACCGGAGATGATGATATTCTTTCGATTTTCGTTCGAATTCGCGATAACCGGATCCTTGAAACCAAACTTCCTCATCGAATTCTTTAATTGAAGATATTCCGATCCGAGAAGATCCCTCGGATTATAATCCGCCGGAACTAACTCATTGATATTGACTTTCGTGATTTCGATCATTTTATCGCTCATTTATCCCCATTTCTTTCATTAATATCCGAACATAAATTCGCTTTTCGTTCTCTGTGACGCGTTTCATTGATAATCCCGTTGAATCAATCATCAATTTATCAACTCCCGCCTCTCCGAGTTGCTTCTTCTTGAATTCCCTGTGCCATTTCTTCCCCTCATCCGTCTCGTCGATATATTTATGACACGCTCCACATCCCGCGTCCGCGTTTCTCGGATCGATTCGGACTTCATCGTTTCTTCTTCCTATAAAATGACACGCGGAAAGATATTTGATATCCAATTCGCCCGTCTGCCAATCTGTTCGCTCCGCCGGAATACATTTAACGCCAAAAACACACTTCCGATCCCTTTTTCTCACTAGAATCGAAAAGAGTTTGTCCGATAAATATATTTTGACTTTTCCGAAAATCATTTTCCCTCGCTTCCTTCTTCCCGCGAGAGAGGAAAATCTTGTGATAGAGATCAAAATCGGGAGATTATGAAATATACAAGACCATCACGGAACATCCAATCAGTAAGACCGGACATCTCTCTCGCGAGAAGCAGAAAACGAAACTAATACCTCATAAATCCCCCTTTATTCATATATAAATTATAGCAGATTATTTTCGCTTTCGCAACGCTTTTATTTTCTTATTATAGAGGTCGATCTTCTCATTTAACCTCACTATCGAGACCACGAATATTATCGCCAAGAACCAAAGTATCAAAGTCATCATTTGAGAATCCCTTCTCGCTTCGTTTTATGTCGGACAAATCCCGTATGGATTCGATTTATCCAACGGGCAAACCGCATACCACGGCTTCCAATAAGTCCCATTCGTTGACATTTCCATCGCAATTTTAATATTTACATCCGGATCATAAACTTGACTAAATTCATATTTCCTCCTCCATAGATTACCCGATCGATAATAATTCCAATTATCATTAATTTGAAAACATCCGTGATCAATCGATCCATCATTATTAAGATGAGTTCCTGTCGGCGTTCCTCCCTCCTTCTGAACAACTAAAAAAGCACTCGCCCAAGTATTACTCGGAAAGTGCCTTTTTATCGCCTCAAAGCATTGAGATTGATCATTATTACTCGGAATTACCGCCTTCGCAATTTGAACTTTTGGGACAGGCAATTCCACCGGAATCGTTCCTTTCGGAAACTCTTTGACCTCCGGAGGTTGTGTGAATACAATTTTATTTATATCGTCGATTGTCTTTTGAACCGGAACGCCACTTCCGGCGATCTGTGGTAAAAATATGAGTATTCCCCCCACAAACGCAATTAATTTTCTATTAATAGGATATCTCCTTTTAATGAAGAAATTATATCACAAAATCGCCTTGTCAACTAGATTCTTTCCATCCAATAACGAAGAACTTCGCTCAATGTTTCATCGATCGAATATTGAGGTTCCCATCCCGTCTCCGCCTTCACTTTCGACGCGTCCGCGATCAGAATCTTCACATCCGAAGGTCTCATCCGATCCGGATCAATTTCTGTCTTTGGCGTCATCGCCATCAACTTCGACAATTTATTGAGAATCTCCTGTGCAGAATACCCTTTCCCCGTTCCGATATTATACACTTCGCCATATTTACCCTTTTCCGTCAATAGGCGATAAGCTCGAACAGTATCTCGAACATCCGTGATATCTCTGATCGATGAGAGATCTCCGTGTTTTATCAGATCCCTCTTTCCTTTTTCGATCTCGACGAGTTGCTTCGCGAAGGTGGATGTCATATACGCTTCGCCTCGTCCATAACCGGAATGATTGAACGCCCTTACCCGAATCGTCTTTAATCCATAACTTTTATGATATTGATATGCGAGAAAATCCATCGCGATTTTTGAAACCGCATACGGAGAGAGAGGTCTCAACGGGTTCTCTTCCGTCATAGGCGTTTCTTCCGGATAAACCATCCCATATTCTTCACTTGATCCCGCCAACTGAATGACCGGATCGATCCCGATTGAACGAACCGCGTCGAGAAGATGAAGTGACCCGTTGAGGTTCACATTCATCGTCAATTCCGCGTCCTGCCAACTTGAAGGCACAAACGCGATCGCTCCGAGATGAAAGATAACATCCGGCTTCACTTCATTGATGACGGATCTGACTTCCTCATAATCGCAAAGATCCATCTTGATATATCCCTCTTGCGCGACCCTACTTGTCAAGAAAACTTGATATCCGTTCTCTTCTAACTCGGTCTTTAAATGACCGCCCACAAACCCTTCTCCGCCTGTTATAAGTGCTTTTTTCATAACTCTCCTCCTATTCCTCTCATAAATATAAATAATACCGCCATCGCAAAACTAACCTGTGGAGGCAATTTGAAATATCCTCCGATCACACTAAACGCCCAAACGATCAACCCCGTGATTATCAACATCCCGAATATTTCCCCTAACTCCTCACTTCTTGGCTTCATTTTTCTTCCCTTCCGCTTCCGCGACAACACGCTTCGCATTTTCTTCGACCCCTCGAAGAAGTTCCTTTAATTGAAGATTCTCGTTCGACAACCGAACATTCTCCTTTTTCTCCGCCCTCCAAAGACGGCAATAATCCGTTTCCTTCACTTTACGCTCCCTTCATAGATGTCGAGGTGCTTCCCCGCAATCGCCATCCAATTATTAATTTTCATATATTCGCTTCTCGTATCTTTAAAATATAATCTCAAACTCTCTTCGAGATCCTCAATATCCCTTGATCGATAAACGCCGGACAGAAGAGGCACATCATCGAACCATCTGACGCTTGAAATAAAGACCGGACGCCTTGAAGAGATCGCCGTTCGAATCCCCGCCGAACATCCAACGATCCCAACCTCGCCATACCACAAAACAATCGCGTCATTCTTTTTGAGATTATTCATCAATTCCGCTTCTGATAACCACTCATCTTTCGGATCATAAATATTATATTTGAATCCGAGACGATAACACATCTCTTGAATCGCCCGATTATCGTTTCTCCCGATCCCAAACGAACATATTTGAACCGGAATATCAATCATCCCCATCCCCAAAATACGACGCTCTCTCAACGGAAGAATCTCCTCACGATGAACAATGATCTCGTCGATATTTGAGAAATCAAATCCGTCCCAAACCGCCGAATCGTGAAAAGTGACGATCGTCTTGATCCCGCGAATTTTAGCTTTTTCGAGTAGTCCTTCAAGCCATTCCTTTGACCAAAAACTCCCTTGATTCTGAATATGAAGAATATCAAGCCCTCGAAGGTCGATCGGCTCCTGTCTTTTAACAAAATCCTCGTCCGGATAGATCCGCTCCTTATCGCCGATCGCTATAACTCGAACATCCGCTCCATAACCAATCAAAGAATAAATCAGATCTCGCGAATACTCCGCGATCCCGCATTTTACATTCCAAGTAGTGACGACCCCGATTTTCATAATAACCCCTCCAAGTTTTCGATATATTGATCCGCTTCGCACTTTTGACCTTTATATTGACCATACTCGAACTTTATAAAATATTGTGTCATCTTTTTGGGTCTGTCGTCAACCCTCACGACCTCATCAATCTGAAAAAAGGTAAAATGTGGGGTTCTCCCGTTCTCCAACTCTTCTCCTTTGATAAACCCGCCTTCGAAATATTTCCAAATTCCCGTTGCCACCAACTTTTCTCTCGTTATCCCTTGATCCGCCCACGAAGTCACGCATAACAGATATTTTTCGGATAATTTCTTCAAGATCTTCGCGGTGTTTTTATTAATCAACTTATAATGACGCGGATTGATTCTCACTCCGAGATCGTATTGAGATTTCAATTTATCAAATATCCACTTTGACCCGTCATAATCCGGACTTTTCGCCAATTTGAGACCATCCTTGAATAATTTTCGATACTTTTTAATCCGGATCCGATCGTCCGCCTCGATCAAAACGCCATCAACATCGAATATCAACGCCTTCATATTCGTCCCCTTTCGTAGAATAACGGATAATTCACTCCGTCCGGATAACTCACTCCCCATTTTTCGACAAATCTCTCCGCATTTCGACGAGCGTAATCGAACGGAATCCGCTCTTTTAGGTCTGTTTTCTGCGTCAATGATGAGTAGTGGTAAATAAAACAATTCCTCAAACTAGCAAACTTATAACCACCAATCGCCATTCTTACGAGAAGATCGATATCTTCATACTGACAAATCTCAAAACGCTCATCAAATATCCCGATTTTCTCAAAAACCTCTTTTTTAAAAACCCACGGCATACCTTTTTCCCAATCGCAGATCTCATCCCTTTCCGGTTCTTCCATTTTTTCAAACTCTTCCACCGAAATCGGAGGTTCTTTTAATGTTCCGGAGATCATTCCATAGTCCCCGATCGCGTTGATTAATTTGACATCCCAACCCTCTTTGACAATCATATCATTATTAAAAATCGCAATAAAACCACCCCTCGACATCTTGATCCCTTGATTTACCGCATAAGCGAACCCTTTATTCTCGCGATTTCTGATAACAAGATCGATCTCTGGAAACATAAATTCGATATTTTGTGTTTCGTCGTCGCTTCCGTCATCAATCACGATTACCTCAAAATTGTTTTCCGTATTCAAGAAGATTGAAGATAAAAACCCCTTTGTGATTTCAATATGATTGAGACAAGGAACGACAATACTCAAAACTACGCCGGATTGCATAATTCCTCCCTTTCCATCTCGATACAATCGCGAAGAGTAGTTTCGAGATCATACTTCGGAGACCATCCGATCAAACTTCGAACACGATCGATATTCGGAATTTTATTCCACGCCTCCGCGAATTTGTCGCCGTGAAGTGTTTTCGGATCAACAAATTTGACCTCCGCTTTTGATTCCGTGATCGCCTTGATTTTCCTTGCTAATTCGCCGATCGTGATCTGATTATCCGGATTCCCGATATTGAAAACTGTTCGTGTGATCGAACTATTCATAATCAAAACCATCGCCTCCGTGATATCTCGGACATCCGTGAAAGTCCTTCGATTCGTCCCGTCGCCATAAACTGTGATATCTTCGCCTCTTAACGCTTGATCGATGAATCTCGGAATAACAAAACCAAGATCCGCATTCTGACCGCGACCGATAATATTGAACGGACGAATCGCGTTATAACTCAATCCTTCGGTATTTTCGAGGATGACTTCTCCGAGAAGTTTCGAAACGCCATATTCTAACCTTGTCGTGATCTTCGCCGGAACGATCTTTTGAATATCTTCGGGTTGATCAAAAATCGGATTACATCCATAAACCTCACTCGTCGAGACATACATCAACTTTGCGCCCATCTCTGACGCCATTTGAATCGCCTTGTAGAGATTATTAATGATCACAACGCCCATCTTACCGGAATATTTTAAAACGCCCACGGGACCGACCGGAGACGCTAAATGATAGATCTCATCATACTTCTGATCCGTGATAAACTCTTCAAAATTCATCTTGATAAATTGAACTCGATGATCCGCTTCCAACTCCGCGATTTCCTTCTTGACATATTCTTCGCACACCTCCGTCGATAGATTATCGACAACAACGACGACGCAATCATCATTTTTCTTCAATATCTCTCTCAATAACGGACGCCCGATAAATCCCATTCCGCCGGTGACTAATATTTTTTTCATACTTCCTCCTTGTATATTTGCTTTAATAATTCACTTGGATATTGATTATCGAGAATCTTCGCATTCGGAACGACACAATGACCGCCAATCTTCCCTTCCGGAGCGTCGAGAATATATCTCTTAAATTGAGGCATTCCCATTTCCTCGTAAAGATCATTATAATCTTGATCAAATTTTTTGATCAAATCAAAACTCATTTCGAGATCATCGCAAACAGATTTCTCATATCTCGCGAACTGAATATTGATCCCATATTTTGAGGTTGATCGCAATTTTAGAAATTCCGTGAATTCCGGTTTATCGACATATCGAGGTTTAATCTCCGCCTTTTCGAAGAACTCTCCGACGATCTCGTTATAACCGCCAACCCATCGAGGCATTTTTTGAATACTCTCCGCTAGATCCGGATGTTTCCCTTCAACCGGAGAATGAACCGCGTTCTCGAACTTGCTCGTCGTCCCGATCGCCAAAGTAGCAAAGAAAATGATCGCCTTAACGCCGAACTCTTCCCGATAATCCTCGATCGTTTTCTCAAATCCTTCGACATACGGAATCGCGACCAACATAATATCGAATTGACCTTCCGGCTTTCGATCTATCTCGCAAACCTCAATTTCGTGAAACGGATCAAAAACGCTCTTGACCGCCTTCCCGATTTCCCCATAACCGACTAAAACCGCCCTCATAGTTCCTCCACCTTTAAATTATTCATTCTTATCCTATTTACAAAATCACTCATCGATGAATCCGTGCTGATTTCTCGGAATAATCCCAATTTCTCATAAACATCAACCGGACAGATAAACGCCTTATCAAGAAAAACCATCCCAACATTCGCTTTTCTCAACTCCTCAATCGCCTCCGCGACCCTTCCACTCGTTCCCGACGCGATCCATCTGATATCCGGATCCTTCATCAAGAACTTGATTCCAACATTCAAAATCTTCGGAAGATCCTCACGCTCCGAGAGAATGATCGTGAAATATCCCAATCTCTGAACTCTCTCGATGAACTCATCCGAACATTTACTCAAAACAATGACCAAAACAATCGGAAAATCCGCCGTATTTTTGACATCCTCGACATATCCGAAGATCTCCTCGCCGTTTAATTCCGTTCCAAGAACTAACCCTATTTTCGCAACCGGATTAATTTCGTCCTTAATAACAACCGGAAAACTCCCGACATCTCCGCGAATCGCCTCCGGATATTCGTATATGAATTTCTTTGATACTGACGCCCGATCATCAAGAATATGATCCGGATCCTGTCCCTCATACCAATCAGATCGCCCTTCGAGATCAACATAATGTTGCCATTTCTCAAAGATAATCCGTTGAGGTTGAGCATATCCAAAATGACAGAATTTATCCTGTAAATGAACGATTCTCGGAAAAGTCCTCGTCTCCGACGGAATAAATTCCAAAGTTTCGTGCGTTTTGCTGATCCATCGATAACAATCCTTCCGGAATAAAACCTCTTTCGGCTCCGTATATTGAATATGAAAAATATCGAGCATAAAGTGATAAAATTCAACGATAAACAGATCCCCCTCTTTGAGACCCTCAAAAGTGCCTTGAAACGAATTATAATAAACTTCATCCGCGTCAACCTTTAAAATAAACTCTCCGGATGAATGATCAATCGCGAGATTCCTCGCCTTCGCAAAATCAAACGCAGTTTCGTGCTGAAAAAATTTGACCACCTTAATCGGCAATCTCATAATATCGAGATTCACATTCATCAGCTCCCAAAGTGTCTCATTCCCGTTGAAACTCGTATCGACGATCACAATCTCATCGACCCAATCGACGCTTTTCAACGCGTATTTCAAGAAGGGTTCGACCCTCTCTCCAATAATCATATTGACGCTAATTTTCATCTTCATAATCCTTTATTTCCATAACCTCAAATTCATCAACTCGATCCGCTATCCCTCGATCCTCCAACGCCTCAATCACATCGTCCGGACAATAATCGAAATCATTATCCTTGATCTCTCGATGAATCTTCCTCGTTGATTCTTGAACCTCATCGAACGATAAATCGGATTCAACCGCATAAATCTCATCTTCCAACCGGATGACTACCAACATTTCCCCTCCCCCTTTTTGATATTTGTTTCAACTTATCAATAATAATATTAGCTCCAATTTCCGGATTAGCAAAGGATCTCATTTGAATCGACGCCATTTTCCCGACCTTCTTCGAACGCTCCGGAAAGCGATAAACCTCTCGCATTTGTTTTTTCAACTCCCCAAAATTCGGCTCCATCCAATATCCGAGATCTTCCTCTATCCCCAAGATATCGCGATTCGGATAATCCGCCTTGATCAACTCATAACCGACCGGAAACGAGAACATCGGATTCGAAATCTCTTGAAGAGATCCTCCATTTGTGAGAATGACCGGAAGTCCCGTCGCCATCGCCTCGCGAGGCGGAAGTCCATATCCCTCGCCACGCGTAGGATAAACAAAACAATCAACCGACTTGTAAAGATCAAACATTTCTTCCATCGTGAAATCGTCCGCGATGATCGTGATTCTCTCGTCTTTATTCCACTCGACATCCGCTCCTTTCCGCGACTTGATGATCAACTTGACCTTTTCTTTCGGATCCGTGAACTCCTCTTGAAACGCTCGAATAACCATATCGTAGTTTTTACGGATATCCATCTTCCCCGTGATCAAAAAGGTCGTTTCCTCCCGATATGGACGATCAAAATATTTATAAGTATCAAGATCAATCCCCAACGGGATGATCGAAATCGGCTTTTTGACGCCGGACGAGACAAAAACATTCCGACAATAGAAAGACGGAACGAAAACCTCGTCGCAATAATGATTCAAATAATCAACCCACGATTTCGGCAATTTATCCGTCTCCCACATAGTAAAAGCGATGAGGTGCTTCGTATTCTGATAATGTTTCAATGTAGGCGGTAAGTGATACAAAATCGCCGTATCGTCCGGATTTACCTCTTTCGTGATACAATCCAACAACTCATTTTTTGAGAATTCCCCGTTCCTCCAATCGTGAGCGACGAATTCAATCGGAAATCCCTTCCTTTTCATCGCCAAAAATAGATTTTGAGCAGATTGACCATAGCCATCAATCGCAAGAAGAGGCGCGATAAATTTATTCACTTAAAACCTCCACCGCGTTTTTTACTAACTCCGAACTAGATTCGACTTTTCCGCCTTCTCCCGCGTTGAAAATCATCTTGATCCCGTGATCCTCGCAGATCTTTTTTTCCGGAATATTATCTGAAAAACGATCCCCGCCATTTACGAAATAATCGGGTTTTAACATTTTCAGCGTCTCACAAACTGATTGATCTTCGTCGATACACGGAACCACCTCGTCCACATACTTGATCGCCTCGATGACCTCTTTCCGCTCATCGAACGGCATAAAAACATATCCCTTTTTCTCTATTAAAAACCGATCTGAATTGAGAATGACCTTCACTCTCCCGTATTGAGACGCCTCTTTCATTAATCGGATATGACCGATATGAACCGGATCCAACCCTCCGGAAACCGCGACGATCATTTCTCTCTCATTACCTTCCATATCGATCCTCCAACCTCACAATATCATTTTCCTCACATAAACCTTCCGCGATCTCGTAAAAAATCAGATCGAAGAAATCCGACATATTCGTGATTCGATGTGCCGTCCCGCGATGAATAGTGAACTCGTCTTGATTATTGATATGACCGCTCTGAACAAGATAATTTTCATTCTCAATTTGTAGGGTTCCGAGACCGGAGACAATCTTCCAAAACTCATCTCTCTTCCTGTGTTTTTGAAGAGATAATGCTTGTTCCGGACGAACAACGATCTTCTTTATCCAAAAAGTAGGTGTTTTTTCTAAAACCTCAAAATATCCCCAAGGTCTATTTACTTTTTTTATTACCTTTAACATTTCCCCCCGCCTTTTTTGTTTTAATTTTATTTGGAATTTTCTTCATTCGCTCTTCTTCATCTAAAAACTGCTTCGTGAACATTTCCTCATTCTCAATGAGAGTGCCGATTTTCTCGATTTTAGGCGTTTTAATATCATAGATGATATCTCCCCCGTAAAACTTCAAAAGAACGCGTCCCGCCTCGCTGAATCGCTTCTGAATACAAAATATCTGCTTCGTGAGATCATACTTTGTCCCGCCTAGTTCGATTCCGTCTTGATATCCCGTCAATTTAACTAAGTCATAAATATATAAATCGTCGCCGTTTTTATCTTTTGCTTCAACGCCCTCCATACTCTTGAATCGTTCCGCATTGACAATTTCATCCCAAAATCTGACGAGATCACTCATCCACGCTCCGCCGGAAAAGAATTCATCAAAAATCCCCTCCGGATAAATCATTTTCTTTTCTTTTTCGTCCCAAAACCTCAAATTCTCGAATTTCATCCAATCTCCTTTACGACATTTCTCATTTTAATATTTGCGCGAATAATACTTGAAATATTTAGATCCTCATAATCGATTATTTCTTGATCTGACATTTCGATCTCTTTATTTGCTTTATCAAATAATTCCGGATATTGCTTCTCGAAATCCGGATGATCGATCATCTGACGCCTTGAATCACGCCATTTCTCCGGATCACGGGCAACAAAAACAACCTCCTCTTCCCTTACCGCCGGAGATCCGACCATCTGAAACGCGACATTTCCATCCTTGACCGCTTTTCGGATCCAATTCCTCATAAACGCCATATTATCTTTTTGAACACGACCTTTTGATTTTAACCAATCGATCGCCTTTTCGATCTCAACATCGAGATCCTTCTTTTTACAATCCGGAAACTTTTCATATATTTCGTTATGACCTTCTTCGGATCTCAAATAATCCAAAGATTTTTTTTCTTTAATAGTTTCTTTATTATCTATTCTATTCTTATCTATTCTATTCTGTTCTAGGACGACTTTATTCGACTTTGTTCGAACAATGTTCGGACTACTCTCTTTTTTACCTTCATTTCGCAATAATCGAGAGACATAATCATCGGTTCTTTCCGCAATTTTAGGGATACGGATTGATCCATTTTCTTCAATGATTAAACCCACTTTTGACATATAAGAAAACACCTCCCGAAGTTTGTCCGAACTAACTCCGAACTCTCCCAACAAAAGATCATCAGACCAATCTTCTGATAATAATCCAACATTATCAAGATCGTCCTCGACATCTCTCGCGATGAGTTCCAAAAGACCGAAATAAATTCCGTATCCTTCCATTCCATATTTGAATTTTAGTGACTTGATCTTCGGATCATTAAGCGCGTCCGAATCGTGCTTGAACCATTTCATCCGCTTCCCCCCGATTTTGTTTATATATTAACTATAAAACGCCATTTTTTAGATGTCAACTGAATTGATTTTTCTGTCCTCATAATTGATTAATTTTTCCATTTCTCGCTTGTAATATTCATCCGCGTCCATCGATTGATCGGTCGTCTCTTTCCATACCCTCCAAATCTTCCCACGAAGCCGTTGAGAGGGCGTTTTGATCTTTCGGTTCTCTATATCCGTCCCCGTCTCAACAATCATCTCTGCGCCTTGATTTGCGTCCTCCGCAAAAGTGACATATCCGAACTTCTGATAATAAGTGAGCATAATAACCTGTTGTTCCGTCGATAATTCGTTCGTGTGAAATCTGATACTCATTCCTTTATCTTTTAACGGAGATATCCCGTCGAGAATCGCCGGTGCTTGAAAGATCCTTCTTTCGTCTGTTTTCGCTTCTTTTTTTGCCATTTTATTTTCCGAACCTTTCCTCGCCAAGATCATCGACGATTTCGCTCTGCGTTTTTGATTTTACTTCAATGATCGCCGGAGACCTTCGAACCAATACTTGATATCTATCTCCTCCGAGCCAAGTGATCGTTATATCTTCCGTATTGATGATTCGATCATTCATTCCTCTGAACTTCCCATAACGACCGAATAAATGCCACCAACGAGGTTTAATCTCGAACTGATAACACTTGAAAAAAGACCCGTTATCTTTTGGCGTTATTTGAGAAACGCTCGGCTTATCCGAGATCTTCTCCGCGATCGTAGGTTCTTTTTTCTCCTTGATAATCTCTTCCGCGATAACCTGTGCGGATTCTTCGACCTTTTCTTTTTTCTTCATACAACCTCCCTTTTAATTTACGAATTCGAGGGGACGAATCCCCTCTGATCCGGAAACTACTTTTTCGCTTTGAACTGATCCTTTCGCATTTTCTGCCATCGGAATATATTCATCACTTGAAGAAACGCCTCGAAATCATTTTGAAGATCGTTTTCATCTTCGTCGAGATAAACCGCTTCGAATAATTGATATGGAGCGGGTTCGTAGGTTTTGAGACCTTTTTTCTCACGCTTCGCGTTTTTAACCTTCGCTTTTTCATAATATTCTTCTTCGGTTTCCTTCGAGAGACGAAGGATCCAACGACCTTTATATTTCACGCCGGATTCTTCTTCATCCGCTTTCAAATAAGCGGCGACCTGTAATCTCATCTCGTCATAAACTCCGTTCGAAGTTTTTAGATCGAGAACATACAATTCTCCGTCGATTTCCGCGACGATATCTAGCGTTCCAACGAAGTCGTGATCCTTTGAATAAACAAACTTCTCGGACGCGATGAATTTGACATCGTTTTCTTCAACCCAAGTAAGAAAGGCATTTACGCCTTGAATGACCTTCTTCTCGAATTCCGCGTCGTCCGGATATGAAGGCATATTCGGAACCTCGCCCGTCTTGATATAATCTTCAACCCATTTATGAATCGCCGTTCCCATCTCTCCCGCGAGATCCTTCTCTTCTGTGTGTGCCTTCTCCGCGTTATAAAGAATCTCATTGACATCGAGATCTTCAAACTTTACTTCGCCGGATTCGATCTTCTTCCACTCATCGGAAATATAATCGATCGCTTTCCCAACCGCCCACGGAATCAAAGCGGGTTTATTTAACACTCCGAGAAAGGTTGTGACGCCCGTTTTGAGAGACGCCTTCTCTTCGCCCTCATTCTTCACATAATATCTGTGACAAAATTCGCGGAACTCCAACTCGACTTTTCCGCCGTATAACTGAACAACTTTTTTATCCACCGCTTCCATTTACGCTCCTTCTTGACCCTCCGGAAAGAGACCATCGATCGCTTCGTCCGGAATATCATTTTCTTTATTATTTAATTCCTCTTCTTTTTTCTTGGCTTGATTCGCCTTGATCTTTCCTTGACACTCTAAACAGAAAGGTCTCTTATATACTTTCGTTGAAAACTCCGATATTTGTCTAGTGATAACTTTTCCGCATTCCGGATTATCGCATTTATAGACCTTTCCATCATCTTCAACTGGCTTTGCCGGATCAGTTTTCGCCGGAGTTCCTTTTCCGTCATTCGTCGCGTCCGAATCTTTCGTATCGTCAATCAGTAAGAGACCATTCAACGCGTATTTCCTCGCATAACTTGAACTCGCTCCTGTGACTTGTGATCCGTCCATTCCCTTTTTAGATTCTTCTTCTCTCGCGAACGAACTAACTTCGACCGCGTTTTCTTGATCCGCGAAGTGAGTGATGATCGCCGTCGCCTTGATATAATACCGATCCCCGACCAAGACCAAATCATCATATAACCGGATAACCGATTCATACTTGAACGCTATCGGTTTAACCGCTTCGAGAATATCTTCCGCAGAACGATATTTATAATTCCCGAACTTGTTCATCTGTCCTTTTGGTGCCTTCAACTCATTTTGAATATGAGCCAACTTCTCCAAAAGAGGCATTTTCGAGACATCTACCGCGATCTCGACTTTTTTGGAATCTTTTTTTAGATCCTTTTCCTTTGGATCCGCTTCTTGTGGCATTTTCGCCTCCCTTTACTTTACTTTTTTAATACGCTCCCGATTATATTCCTCGATCCACTCCGGACGGAAATAAAACATTCCCTCGTCCTCATAGAAGCGAATCTTGTTTGCTTTGATTCTTCTCATCAATGTTAGATATGAGAACGGAACCAACTTCTGATCGACGACCATTCGAGGCGTCAACCACCCTTGCTCGATCAACTCTTTTTTCATAAAATCTCCCTCATTTCCTTGTATTAATTATCTTTCATTTGATATCATTTGTCAACAACAATTTTTGGCTAATATTCGGGTTCATACTTCTTTTTAGGAGGTAAATCGAACCCCAAACACTCTTGTTCTTTCGGCAGAATCTCCGCCTCAATAGGCGTCTCCGGAACGGCTTTTATCAACTTCGGAAAACTATCCGCGTCAATCCCACCGCGTCGATTAATCGCCAAATTATCGAGATCATTCCCGACCTTCAATAATCCGTTCCAATGTGACCAATTTCGATATGAGGTCTCGATCCACGCGTTTCGACTTTTCCCGTCGTCGCA